CCCGTTCTAAGATTAAATGACGTTTAGATCCAATACGGTAACAGTACCGTAAAAGTCGGAACGTACCATCTTCTTACCATAACGAGTCATAACACCCTTGCGAGGTGAGAAATCGTCTGGCTGGAAGATAGTGGGTGTAACAATGAGAGGAACGTACGGAGCGTACACATAACCTGTCTCAAGGTAACTACCACCCTTGTATCCAACAAGAACCTTGTTGCGTGGGAAGTATGGGTCCTTGTAAACCGTAAAACGGTTTGAAAGGGTACCAACCTTATCCGCGCCAATCGTCATCGGAGCACCAACCTGCCCTTCGCCATCAAGGCTATAGGAAGGTCTGTACATTACAGAAGACTCGAGGATTGTAGCAACATCAGGTCCAACGACGATGAAGTTAGCGCTACCCCGAAGAGTCTTGCGGTGAATTGTGTTAGCGGCATCGATGATTGTCTCAGTAAGAGTCTCATACCACTCGCGGACGGTACCGGTGAAGGCTGGTCCTGGAGTAAGTGAGCTCGTCTGAGTAACTTCGCTACCGGTTTCCTTATTAACAAACTTGCCAGGTGAGCGTGACCAAAAGAGGTTTGCGCCATTACCCTGGGTAAGAAGGTCATTAAGGATTTCGCGGTCAATCTCTAGAGCAATCTGCTCGGAAAGAATCTGCGTAAGCTCAACCTCAGCGTCTAGACTGTGGTAAGCGTTAAGATCCTGTGCAAGCTCTGGAGACCACTTGGCCTTGAGCTTACGAGACTGGGCTGTTACAGCAAGAGATTCGATCTTGATGTCAATCTCTGGCATTGCAGCACCGCCACCGGCAGTATCAGCTTCCATTGCTGGAATAACGAGAGATGAACCATCATCATCAACATCATGCTCAGCAGCTACTACGTGAGTAAGCAGCATTGCCTGGCTGTTGGCGGCGTTGGCCTCGTGGTGAGCCTCATCCTCATCTGCGAGCTTGACAATCATCTTAACACAAAGCTGATCATCTGCGACAGATGTACTGGCACCGCGAGCAGCGAATGGGTTTGAAGTGAAAGTATTGGCTGTTGTATTAACAACACCAAGCTCGTTCAAACGACGGAGGTTGAAAGCAGAACCCTGTTGCATCCCAGTTGGGATAGCTTCACCGAGGGCTGTCGACATGACGCCTGTGAGGGAAAGTGCCTTCACGTCAGTGACGTCAAGATTCTTAATAGTATTTGTCAGCGGGACAAATATTACACCCCAGTCTTCTCCATCCTCGTCGATTCGTTTACAAACGTCTGGATCGAAGCCGAGAAGACGACCATCAGCACCGGAAGTTCCGAGGCTAGCCTGAGTTCCTGTGAGACCCAAGCGTGTGGTGAGTCCACCGTCTGTTGCAACGGTCAGCGGAGTGCCAGTCATCGTTTCCCGTGCAGTCTGGTGACGTCGTGAGTAGCTGGAACCAGCCAAACCGTACTGTCCGCCAGTACCAAGGGAGCCACTCTGGACGCCCTTACCTGCAGGATCATTATAAATGGAGTCACCATCATCAGCAACACCGCCCTGATCCGTTCCGTAGGTATAGTCTAAGTAAAAGAGTAGACCAGATGGAAGGCTCATTGGCTGGATGCTAACGAGGTCGTTGGCAATAAGGCCACCGAAGACACGACGGACAATTGGGAAAGCTACATTGGAAAAACCACGTACCTTACCGGCATCGCCCATAACGCCTGATGCGCCGCCGAGAGTGTTTTGTTCTCTAAGCAACTGTGAAGCTTGATTTTCAAGCATGCATGCCATGTTCTCGCGGTTTACACCATCGAGTCCACGGAGGAGCCCTGTGCGGCCCCACTTCTCAACCAACCGGCGATTCTGAGAGCCTAAATGGCGCTGGCGAATACCTTCTGTGAGCTGGTTAAGAGAAAAACTATTGTTTGACATTTTTTATCTCCTATTTGTGATTAATATCGTTAGTCAAATACATGGATTAGTTCTTAATCCCTGCAAGAACTGCCCAACGATCTACCTCAACACCACTCTTGGCCGCTGCGGACCGGGTTGATCTGGAAGATGAGCCTCCGCGAGAAACGCGGCCCTCTTTCAAAGTACGACCAGCTGGACGAACTCGATTAAGGGAAGCAGTTAAGCTCTGATACAGCAACTTGGCTTCTCTAAGAGTCTTGGCCTTATCAAGGGCCTCAACTACAACACGCTGTTGCTTTGGCGTGACGTTACGGTTTTGCATAAGCTTGTTTGCATAAAGTAATTTTGCATTAAACAAGTTCATTTCAGTAAGTTGAGTGCGGAGAGAGCCTACCGCCTTTTTGTACTCTACTAACTGTCGTGCAAGAGCTCGTTTCTGTCGGCTCTCATTTACACTAGATCTATTATTCTTACGACGTGCTGCCTGTGCGCGACGTCGACGTTCAGCAATTCTCTTTGCTCTACGTCGGCGACCTTCTGGCATTGCGTCTCCACCAGTGGGGCGACCACCTGCATCAGGCATGTCTGCATTGTCACCAAGCTCATCAGCCATGGCATTAAGCAAATCATCTTCGCTTACATCAACGAATGAGTCACCCTCTTCGCTACCATCACCAAAATTATCGAGTACAGCAGCATCAACGCCACCCTCTTCACTGAGTCTACGCATACGGCGTAATTCCCTGCGAAGCATGTTCTCATCAATCTCAACAACCTGATCATCTTGGTTGTCGACAATGATTACATCACTCTCTAGCTCAAGTGGTTCTTCCTCGACATCGAGGTCGTCACCACCTTCATCTGCAGCAGCTTCTTCCTCGCCACCTGGTTCTTCAAGCTCAAATTCAACTTCCAGATCTCCGAGAAGGGCCTCTACCTCTTCGGCTTCGTCCTCATCTGCTGGTTCTAGAGTCAAAAGAGCGTCAAGCTCGGAAAGTTCTTCCTTTCCTTCGCCGTCCTTGCTTTCTTCTTTTTCCTCGTCAGCCTCGAATAAAGTCCTGAAGAGGTCCGTTCTCTGATTATAAGCCATTTGCTTCATCTCCTTAAGTATCAGTTGTGCACGTCTACGGAGTCCATTATTACCAGACTCTACCTCACTAAGTATTGCGTCATTGTACAAACTGAATGCTTCCCTAAGCAATTTTGTGTAATTATTACGCACCATTGCTCGCTGGGAGGAATTCAGTTTAGACATATCAAGTTGTTCAAAGACACGCTTAAATTTGCGTGCTTTACTCTCTAAACGCCTCACTCTATTTAACTTTGTTGCAGGCTTCCGTTCATGCTTTAAAAGCCTAGTTAAAGTTTCTGCCATTTG